TTGCTGGGGGTGGAAATAAAAAACAGGAGGCTTTCTCAGGGATATTCGCAAAAGAATTTGGCTAAAAATCTAGGTATTAGTCGAGCAACGCTTCAAAGGTGGGAATCTGGAACAACGGAACCGACAGCTTCTCAGGTTCTCTCGATGGCGGAGTTTTTAGAGGTTTCTTGCGATGAAATTTTGGGTTTTAGGACCTATCCAAGACATCGAAAATCATTGCAAGAGATCGATATCCAATCAATCCAGGGTCTCTTTTGTAACCTTGTCCGAACCATCGGAGAGCTGTACGAGCGATGCGATTCTCCGGAAGAGGTCATGAATCTCCTGCTGGACGTGGGCGACGATGGTCGAATCAACCACCCGAAGAACGAGGCGTTTATGGATCTCCTGGAAGCCCTGGTCCCCCTGGCCGGGGAGGTGCTGAAGGCGGTGAAACATGGAAAGGAGGAGGAACCATGAAGCGGCTGAGGCCGGTAAATAGATCCTATCGCAATGGTTCGGTTGTCAGGGTGCGTAACAAGTGGGTGGCCATGTCCGATGCCGACACGGCCAAGGCGGTCGTCGAGGTTGCCAGAGGGATGTCGGAGGATGCCACGATCTACGATCTGTACGACGAAACCCGAGATCGAGGGATCCATGCGGATGAGCCTGTGGAATGGGGGCTAAATGATATGGATGTCCGCTGGTGGCGGGAAGAGAGGAGGGCGCATCAATGAGTCTGGAGCAGGCTATCGTCGATCGCATAGTTGAAGGGGCGGTCCCGAGAATCACGGCGGAGGTGGAGCGGAAGATCAGAGAGGAATTGAGCTTACGGAAGGAGCCGATTCCCGATCGTCTGATCGACGCCAGAGAGGCGTCCTCGCTGTGCGGCATAAAGCGAGGAACCTGGTACGACCTGGTCAAAGACGGATACGCCCCTAAGGCGATATCTCTGTCGGATACGCTGAAACGCTGGAAGCTGTCGGAGGTTATGGAGTACATCGAGCAACGGCAGGGGTTGAGAGATATTCCGGTTAAGTAGAAAGGGATGGTGATGACATGAAGGGCAAAAGGTGGAACGGTCAGGTTATGAAGCGCCAGAAAATGATGATGGAGAACGATCGCCAACGGGCCGCCGCCGAAGCGGAGGCGAACCGCATAAGGGCGGCGATGAACTGTCCGGTGGTGTGCCATATGTCGGCGTATAGGGAGCTTGCGGAGCTTCGAGACAGGTTGGAGCTGGAACGGGCCGAGCTGGATTATTCGGCCAGGTTGGTCGAGAGATACAAGGACTCGTCGGCCAGGAATCGTTATCGCAGAACGGAGCTACAGGTGGCCACTCTGGAACGTCGAGTGAGATCCGCGGAAAGGGCGGTGTGTTGAATGAGATTTATGAAGGCGGTCGAGAGAAAACTGAGGCATTACAGAAAGGGGCGTTGGTACGAGGTCAGCATGGGGGATTACGCCCGGCGAACTCTCTTGCAGGTCCTCGACGGAGATAGCCACTCCTGTTTGCGGGATCAGATCACCCTGGATCAGGCGGATGTCCTTTACTCCATGGCGGAGAGGCCATAACCATGAGTTTTTTCGAGTCGTTGCGGGAAATGCGTCGTGAGCGTGACGCTCTGAGGCGAGAGGTCTCCATGGCGAGAGAGCTTATCGTCGTTCAGGACAGGGCCTTCGAGCGTCAGCAAAAGAAGCTGGAACGGGCGATAGATGAAAACCTGTCCCTGAAAGAGGATCTGGCCGAGATCGAGTCTCGCCTGGGTGGAATAGTCGGCGGCGAGGAGGCGGTTTGATGATCGAACGCCGGTGTTCCATCTGTGGGGCGATCATCGGGAAGATCATGTACCTGGGGCCTAGATGCACCGATATTTGCGAGGTGTGCGGCAACAGGCTGAGAGATGGATTCGATGTAGGCAGGGACGTGGCGGGACAGATCTACCTGGGGGACGTGTCGGAGGGTAAAAAAAGAACCCGCTCGGCGGCAACCGAACGGGCGTGTATCTAAAAGATGGTCTTACAAGGCAGGGAGGTACGAACTCCCTGCCTCCAAGTATAGCACAAGCTACGGAGAGGACGTGATCTTTATGGAAAGCACCACCACCACGCAATCGAAGCCGATCCGTCCGGAAAAGAAGGTTCGCCGGGTAGCTCGGAAGGAGCACCGCTGCGACTGGTGCGGAGGGGTTATTTATCCGGACGAGAGGTATGTTTTTCTGGAGTTTTTCGTAGAAGAGCGAGATAGATTCGTCGAGCGAAAGTATCACGAGGATTGTTTCGAAGCTGCCAGAAGAGATCCGGCGGTTCCTCAGGGTAGGCACCGATTTAGAGGGCAACTTAGAGGCTGTACGGTGAAGGAGAGTGTATCGTGAACGAAAAGCTACAGATCAAAGATGAGCGCTCCTTCGGATACGCCCGGGTGGATAATGCCATCCTGGACGACGAGGCGATCGATATCTACGCTCAATCGGTCTATATGGCTCTGTGTCGCTTTGCCTCCAACGATGATAGGCGCTGTTTCCCGTCGGCTGAGACCATAGCTGAGAAAGCCAAGTGCTCTCGAAGGAAGGTCTTCGACGCCTTGGGGACTCTTGAAAGCCGGGGCTATATCCGGCGTGAACAGAGGATCGTCGATGGACAACAAAAATCGAGTATTTACCGCATAGTCGGTGCACGTCATGCACTCTCGGTGTGCACCTCGTGCACCCCCCCCGTGCATGACGTGCACCCCCCCCGTGCACCACGTGCACACGGAACTAGACCTAATGAACTAGACCTAAAGAACTATAACCCCCCTATATCCCCCCAGGGGGACGATGGCGAAGATCTCTCTTCGGAGGGGCAGGATCAAAAACAACCCCAAGAGCAAAACCTAATCCAGCCTCAGAGTCCAGACACGACGGAGGCGAAGGACCTCCCGTCTCAGGTGGCTCTGACCTGGAACAGACTAATGCCTCATGCCCCACAGGTGAGGTTACCCCTGTCCCCTGCTCGTAAAAAGGCGATCAACGCCAGGACTAGGGAGATCCCAGGGGCTAAGGATCTGTCTTGGTGGGAGGGCTATTTCGAGCGGATCAGGGCGATCCCCCGGTTCAACGGCCTCTCGAAAGGTCGGTACGAGGGGCAGACGGTGAAGTTCAACACGGTAATACGCCCCAGCTTTGTGGACCAGATCATGGACGCTCCGGCAGTGGCCGAGGCTCCAGAATCTCCCTACGTCCAGCCAGCTATGGCGTGGCTCCGCAAGAACTACCCCAAGCCTGAGACGGTGGACGCCGAGGTTAGGGCGGTCCTCATGGAGCTGATGCCGATAGGATGCGACGAAGCCCGTAAGGCCGAGGTATCCGCCCGGCTGGGTCGGGAATTGGCTGCCTATGTCCGAACCGATCAGGTGAAGGAGGGGTTCGTCCGGCGGGCGTCCAACTGGCTCAAGTCCATCGACTGGAGGGATGAGTCATGATGCCTCAAAAGCTGGGCGATGTCGGAGGTCTGGACTTCGAGGAACGTATTCGCCGAATGGCTCGATCCGACGGGTATGAGATCCCGTCCATTCCGGAGATCTACGCCAACTGGAACCGCAAGATACTCGCCGAAGTCCGAAGGTTGTTCGGTCGTTCGGTGGAATGGCATCTCCTGATAGGGGCGCAGGATCCTCTGGACCAGGAATACGACATGTACGTCGATTTCGCTACCGCCGGACACGATATCTGTCTCAAATGCCGAGGCGAGAACCCCGCAAGATGTCCTATGAGAGGGCGGAGGGTGGAGGTGTTTCAGACTCGATATCACAGGGGAGTCCACTACAACGAAGACGTGTATATCCCTGTACGACCGCCTAAGCCTAATTGCCGGGCGTGGGCTCAATGGGCCCGGGAACAGTCGGAGAGGGAGAAGGAGCGACGGGAAAAGGTCGTGATGGGGTCCATCGAGGAGGGGTTCTGATGAGTAAAGGCCATGGGCCGGATCCGGAGCCGGATCATGAACCACCGAGCAACCCTCGGCAGTTGGACCCCGACGGCGAGCTCTGGGAGGAATTGATTACGGAGGGGGTAAATAAATGATTCTCGGAGTGTACGATACCGAAGATCCCGACGAGGTGGTGGCCTGTCGGGCTCCGTGGAGACACAACGAATACGGAATGGGGTGCTCCTGGCGGCCTGAAGGCTGTCGGGAGTGCCGCTATGCGGTGACTAGGGCTATGATAAAAGGAGAAAAAAGAACGAAGATCTGAAAGTAGAGGGGGCATTCCATGAATCGAAGAGACGCCTTGACGGGAATCATAGAGCTGCTTATCCAGTTTCATCCGGAGGGTATCCCCATCCTTCTGGGAGATGTGGCGTGCCCTTCGGGGCTGGAATGGCTCCCCCTCGTCGAGGCGGCGCGAGGAAATGACGACCTAGGCGTGAGGATATGCAAGGATCCGTCGGTATCCCAGTTGCTGGACCAGGTGGGGCAGGCCGACGAGATCGACAGGGCGTTGGAGGGGATCGGCTGGGATAACGTCGTTGAGGCTACCAGAGCGGTGAGGGCCTTTTCTCCTCGGGACTGGGATATGTTCGTTCTTCATCTGTCTTTTGTGACGGACTATTCCAGGCTTGGGGATAAGTCCCCTCTTCAAGCAGTTGCCGATAAATGCAGAGTATCCCCGAAGACGGTCTCCCGCCGTCGCCAGGAGATCCCGGAGCAGATAGCCCGGCTGGCTTCCATGAGGTTTCAACAGGCCTTGCACTGGTGAAGAAGAAAAGTGCCGATTTTGTCCCCACTAAGGGTGGCACTAAGGGGAGTACTGTGTCCCCGATAAGGTAGGTGCTAATTCTTGTGAGGCTGGTAGAATGATAGCGTGGCAATGGTAGAGAGGTTAAGAGGAGCAGATGTTAAGTGTTTTTTCTACTTCCTCTCGAGATTTTGTAAGTAATTCTCTTAGATGATTTGCCTCAGTGAAGATTTTTTCATTTCCCACAAGGTCACAGGAGCGTTCTGGCATCTTATTCAAAAAAAAGTTTAGTTGTAGATTGGCAGTTCCACCAGAACTCCATTTTTTTATCTCCTGACTGGCTTTGTTTTTTACAAAAAAAGAAGCTTTATTTGATGATCCTTGAATGTGTTTGTCTGGGTCTTTGATGATGGATCTCCATGTTTTGTCTACTTCTAACTTTATTTGTTTTTGTTCGTCAGGGTAAAGTGCTGAGAATATTTCTTCTGTTGTTATGTCCATTATTTTTTGAAGTAGTGATATTAGTTCTTCGCTTTTAGATATCCATTCCCACAATGCTTTTTCCTGAGTGGGCAAAAAAGCCACTTCTCTTGATATCTCGTTTGCTCGTTCAGATATGTTAGCCTGGCGATTCATCACCCATAATTGAAAACCTAGCACAAATAAGGTTAAAATCCCAACGGCTCCTGTTATTGCGCCTTGGTTCTCATTCATGGATTGAATCAATTTACCCCAAAAACCTGTCGGGGTATTGTTTATGGCTAGAGATAAGCTTAGCTTTAGAATATCCGAACTAACTGGCATGGATGTCACTCCTTCTCGCAAGGTTGCCTAAATTATATCTCAAGGCCAGGGTCAGTTGGTTTTGTCGTGAAAGAGTGCCACAACAAGAGAGCAGCCCGGGAGTGCAGGCCCGGGATTTCCCGATAAGCCTCGACGCCCCAGCGCCGGGGCATCTTTCTTATTGACATAGTGGGGCTATGCCGTGACTTTAAGGTGTAGGTTCAAAGCCGTCAGGACGGCGAGAAGGGTCTGCAATGTGGGGTTGCCTTTATCGCTTAGGCTTCGATAGAGCTGTTCTCTGGACAGTCCGGTCTTTTGGGCTATTTCGCTCATGCCCTTGGATCTGGCGACCACGCCGAGAGCTTGGGCGATATAGCTTGGGTCGTTCGTCTCGAAAGCGTCTTCGAGGAAGATCTCTATTGACTCTATGTCGTCGAGTTTCTCTGCGAAATCATAATCATAGAGTTTCTCAGTCATGTTAGTTCACCTCCAGAAGTTTGGCTGTTCTGTATCATGATTTATAAACTACAAAAGCGCAAGCCTCGGTCCACACGGACCGGGGCTTTTTTTTATGCCTTGGAATAGGAGGGTTTGGGTATGTACGTTATCTGGTGTCGCAGGGAAGGACGGGGCGGGTTGCGTGTCGGTGTCTCCGATGCCAGATCTCCCATTCCCTACATGGCCGATCCCATCACTATCGTCGAACCCTGCGACGTGCGCCTCATGCGGCGCTGGCTCAGGCGCAGGGCGAAGAAGGGATGGAGCCTCGAGCGGTTGAGAAGGTCTTGCGAGGGATGAGGAGGGAGCGGGATTGAAATACACGAGTCCCTTCCGAGGCAGGAGGCAGATCAACCGGATGAAGCGGGCCATTCTTGAAAGGCCGGGGAGATCCAGCCGGGAGGCGGCTTTGAGGGATTACGCCCTTTTCGTCTTCGGGATCAATTCGGCCCTCAGGATCGGAGATCTGCTCGACCTCAAGGTGGACGATGTCCTGGCCGGTAGAAGCTGTCGTCTCAGGATAGAGGAGGAGATCAGGCTTCGGGAGGGAAAGACCGGTAACATTCGGACGTTCCCCCTCGTAGACAAAAGCCGGGAGGCCTTAAAGGACTATCTGCGCTACAGGAAGGATCTCAGGGGCTTGGCTAGAGACGAGCCCCTATGGGCTGCCGTTCGCCGAAAGGGAGAGGATATGCGGGCCATATCGAGGATGCAGGTCTACCGGATGCTGAACGATGCGGCGGTACGAGCCAACGAGGCATCGCCTCCGGCGGAGCGGATCAACCTTCGAACCACGTCCATCGGCTGTCACTCCATGAGGAAGACCCTGGGGTACATGCTCTATTACGAGGGTGATTCGGTGCCTCTGGCGGATATCCAGACCATGTACGGCCACTCGTCGGAGAAGGTTACTCTGCGTTATCTGGGCATCACGAAAGAGATAACGGACGGCCACTACAGGGCATTGAACCTGTGATTGATTTGGCTTCATAATGCCACATTTTAAATCAATCATGGAATCGAGCTCGTCTTGTCTGGTCCTTGATCGGGCCGTCGGGGTTAAACATCGGGGTTTTCGGGGCTCATTAGCGCCGAATCGAAGAAAAGAATCCGGTGTTTGCAAGGCTTCCCGACTTCGGAGGGTTAATAATGAGATGGTCTGAAACGGTCGTTTTTAATCATTTTTCGACTATCTTCGAGAAAAAGCCCGTTTCCGAGTTTAATAATCTTCCGCTCGAAGGCTATCCAGGCCGGTAGTGGGGCGGTTTTCCGAAAGAGGTTGTTCTACGTTACTCCCTGTCATTGAGTTACGCTGTAGAGAATCCCGAAGAGGCCGATTTCGACCGATTCGAGAAGCCGTGAGCCCGGTAATCGCAAAGGGAAAACGTTACGGGTCCTTCCTGGGGGGCGGGGGCCTCAGGGGTCGGTTGCACCGATGGAAAAATCTCGATTAAAATACGAAATTGGGGTTAAGGGTTAAGCATCAAATATCAATAACTATAGAACATTAAACGCCGAAATGGGGTGGAAACTAGAGTTTACTTAGGGGGTGATCCGCCTGGCGAAGCCCAACATCAAGGTCGAGGGCGACAGGATAATGCTCTCCACCAAAAGATGCGCCGCCTTTTTCGGGGTGACCTCCAAGACGATGTCCGAGTGGAAGAGGTCCGGCTGTCCTCAGGCCGGTAGGGGGTGGTGGGATCCTGAGGAGGTTTATAGGTGGCGGTGCGGACTGGAGACCGACAGCCCCGACAACGACGGTAACTGGCAGGCGGTAAAGCTGAAAGCCGAGGCCGAATATCGCAAGGCGAAGGCGGCTCAGGAGGAGATCCGTCTTAAGGTTCTGGAGGGGCGGTACATTCCGTTCGAGCAGGTTGAGGATGCCTGGGCCGATCGCCTGGTGATCTGCCGGACCAACATGTTCGGCTGGGTCAATACTCTGCCTCCTCTGCTGGAGGGCATGTCTCGGACGGAGATGGAGAAGATTCTGGGAGAGGAGATCCGGATTATCTGGGAGGGGTATTCGAGAGACGGCCCCTTCACACCGGCGGGCAAGAAGGAAAAGGAGGTGGTTCGTTGATCGTGCCTTGGACATTCGCGGAACTTGCGGCCTGCAAGCCTCCGGAAAGGATGACCGTAAGCGAGTGGGCGGACCGTTATCGGATCCTGACTCCCAGGCTTGCCGCCAAGCCCGGACCGTGGAGGACTTCCTACATGCCCTATCTGAAGGGGATCATGGATGCCTGGAACGAGCCGGGAGTGGAGGAGATCGTTCTGTGCAAGGGAGCTCAGGCGGGAGCGTCGGAGGCGGCGAACAACTGTCTGGGTTACACGGCCTGTCAGGATCCCGGGGCGGCTCTGGTGGTGTATCCCACCGAGGATATAGCGGAATGGGCCAGCGAAAACCGGCTTCAGGACATGATAAAAACCAGCAACGTATTCAATGGGATCTTTCGGGAGAGGGAGTCGGATCGTCTGGAGCTTCAGTTTCGGGGAATGTATATAGCTCTCACCGGAGCGAACAGCCCCGCCGCTCTCTCCGCCATGCCTATGAGATACATAATCTTCGACGAGATCGACAAGTATCCGAGGTATTCGGGCCGGGAGGCTAATCCGCTGAAGCTGGGGAAGGAGAGGACCAAGACTTTTCCCAACCGAAAGCTGATGTACATATCCACTCCGACTCTGGAGACCGGGAACATCTGGCGGCTTTTGCAGAGGTGCGACGTCGTCTATCGGTACGAGGTTCCCTGTCCTCGTTGCGGAGAGCTCCTTTCCTTCTCCTTCAAGGATGTGTCGTGGCCCGAGGATCTCACGGAAGCCCTCAGGAAGGAGGACGATCCCACCGCCAGACAGAAGATAATTCGCCAGGTGGAGGATCGGGCGTGGTATCGCTGTCCTCACTGTGAAGGAAGGATAGAGGATCGGGACAAGTCTTTTATGCTTGGCGAAGGCAGATGGATTTCGGAAGGAGCCGAGCCGGGGAAGATCCGTCGGATAGGTTTCCACTGGAACTCGATATATTCTCCTCAGATTTCGTTCGGTGCCGTGGCTTCGGAGTTCCTTCGGTCGAAAGACAGTCCGGAGGATCTTATGAACTTCATAAACTCCTGGCTGGCCGAGCCCTTCAGGGAGTCGGTGGCCAAGGCGGAGCCGGAGAAGGTTCTGGAGGCTTCCGGAAATTATTCCCGAGGAGAGGTGCCGGACGAGGCGGTGGCCATTACCGCCGGAGTGGACGTTCAGAAGTCGGAGGCCTATTACGTGGTGCGTGCCTGGGGTCCCGGGTTGACGTCCTGGCTTATCGAGTACGGCCGGTTCGACACCTGGAATGAAACGGACCTTCAGGACGGTCTGAGGGCCCATATAGTGGAGCCGGTCTATCGTTTCGGCGACGGTCGTCTGTGTCAGATCGGCTACTGTCTTGTCGACTGCGGCTACAGGACCGACGAGGTTTACGACGCCTGCGTGGTGTACGGCGATGTTCTGGGTCCGGTCAAGGGGGCCTCTCGCAGGATGGACGGTTATTACCGCCGTCACGTGGTGGACCGCAAGGGCCGGAAAGACGGTCTCACCATGCTGGAGGCGAATACGTCTCTGTTGAAGGATTTCATTTTCGGACGTATGACGAAGGAGCCCGGAACTAGAGGGTCGTGGTCGCTTTTCAGGGACTGCCCGAGAGGATACGCCGAGCAGATAGCGTCGGAGCATAAGGTGATGGTGACGGATGCCAGGACAGGTTCCAGTCATCACGAGTGGAAAAAGATCTCCGGACACGCCGCCAACCACCTTCTGGACTGCGAGGTTTATGCGACTCTGGCGGCCAGAATGCTCAACCTGCACTACATGCCCACGGAGGAGGAACGGGAGGCCATAAGGCCGTCTTCTTCCGTGGATTCCGCCGAAGGTGCGGGATGGCTGAAGGGCGGCGGTTCGGGATGGTGGAAAGGGAGGTGATCTAATGACCCTGACGGAAGAACTGGCCATGTACGAAAAGGCCGAGGCCGAGATACTGGAGGGAGGGCAGGCCTTCGAGGATAACGGATTGAAGATAGACAGGGCCAACCTGTCCCATGTACAGAAACGGATAAAGGAGCTTCGGGGCATGCTGGCCATGGAAGAGGGAGGAGGTCCTCATGTCGTGGTTTGGTAAGGCGGGTTACGTGCTGGACCGGGCCGTGGGACTGGTGGCTCCCGGAGCCGGTGCCAGACGTATGGACGACAGGGCCAAGATGGAGGCCCGATGGGAGAAACGCAACTACGACGCCGCCAGGATAGACCGCTACGGAAGCGGTTGGGTGGCGGTGAATAAAAGGCCGGACGAGACCGACCGAGTCTACAGGGATAGGATAAGGGCCAGGGCGAGAGACCTTGAACGAAACAACGGAATAGCTCAGAGCGTTCTGCTTGCTATGGAGCGTCACGTCGTAGGCACGGGGCTACGGCCTCAGGCTAAAATCCTCGATGCCGACGGAACGGAGAACGAAAAGCTGAACCGGGAGATAGAGGCCCTGTGGGAGGTGTGGGCGAAGCCGAAGAACTGCGACATAACCGGCCACGACGGGTTTTACGGTCTTCAGCGGATGATGGTTCGCCGTATGGTTACGGACGGAGAGATATACCCGATTCTCACGGCTCCGGAGGACGGATTCATTCCGCTGCAGATACAGATGATGGAGGCCGACGCCCTTGCGACCTGGATGCCCCGGGCGAAGGATAAGCGGATAGTTTCGGGAGTGGAGGTCAACGAGTACTGGCGTCCTCTGGCCTATTGGTTCTACAGAGACGACATGGAGACGTCCTCTTTCGGCAGAACCACCGAGGCGGTGAGAGTGGATGCCGGGCGGGTGTTGCCGATGTTCGTAAAGACCAGACCTCAGGCGGTGAGGGGCATAAGCCAGTTCGCCCATGTCATGGGCAATATCAGAGACTCGGGAGAGTACATGGATGCCGAACTGATGGCGGCCAGGATAGCGGCGTGCTTCGCCGCCTTCATAAAGACGGGAAGCGGGAACACTCCGTCGATAGGAAGAAACGCCACGGTCCAGGACGCCCTGGGCAGGGATAAGAACGTAACCAGACTCGAGCCGGGAATAGTGAATACCCTTCCGGACGGGGCGGATGTGGAGTTCGCCAACCCGACCCATCCCAACACCGGAGCCTCGGACTTCGTGGCTTTGCAGCAGAGACTGATAGGAGCGGGAACGGGGCAGAGCTACGAGGTGGTGAGCAGGGACGTGAGCCGAACGAACTACAGCTCGGCCAGGGCCGCATCCCTCGAGGACGAGGAAGGATACAAGGTGCTGAGGCAGTTCATGGTCGAGAGGGTCCTCGAACCTCTATGGGAGGCCTTCGTCTGTGCCTGCGTTCTGTCCGGAAAGCTGAACATACGGGATTATTTCCAGCGTCCCGATGTGTACAACCGGTGCCGGTGGGTTCCTCCCGGAAGACAGTGGGTGGATCCACTCAAAGAGGTATCGGCTATCACGAAGGAGATGGAGGCCGGAATAACAACCCTTCAGGATGTATGTGCCTCCAAGGGCAAGGATTGGAGGGAGGTGTTGGAGCAGATATCGCGAGAGAGGGAGTATATGACGTCCCTTAATCTCGGAGGTCTTGCCGGATCTTCCGGGATAGGGCAGGAGGCTCTTTCGTTGATGGCTCTGGATAACGGGAAAGGAGAGTGATTGCGTGACCGGTTTTAGAGGTGAGAGGGCTGGAACCTACTACAGGGATGTCCCTGTAGACGGGACCTACTACAGGGAGATAGCCGGAGTTGAAACCAAGGGCACTGAGAGCTCCAGAACGGTGGAGCTCTCTTTTTCGTCCGAGTCTCCGGTTTCTCGCTGGGGAGAGGTGGAATATCTATCCCACGATCAGGGTGCCGTCGATTTGAAACGATTGGAGGAAATGGGAGTCCTACTCTGGAATCACAAATCCGACGTTCCAATCGGTTCGATAGAGAAGGTCTGGATAGATGAATCTTCCAGGAAGGGGCGGGCACTAGTCCGATTCGACGACGACGAGGAAAGCGACAGGATCTACAGAAAGGTTCTGGCCGGATCTCTCAAGAGCGTATCGGTGGGCTACAGGGTGGAGAACTGGGAAAAGGTTCCGGCCGGTGGTACGTCCAGCAACGGTCGTTTTGCCGGGCCCTGTTACGTGGGTACCAGATGGGAAGGACTGGAAATTTCCATCGTGTCGGTTCCCGCCGATCCGTCGGTGGGAGTAAACAGAAATACTGAAGGAGGAGATGACGACGTGAGAAGAGATCTACCTTTACCTGAGCCTGAGAACGGGGTAGGAAACAACGGGGCGGCTGCGAATCCGGAAAAAACTCTCCCCGAGGGGGAGGCGGGGGGACGGTCCGCCGACGGCGGGAATCAGAACAGATCCACAAACGACATCCCCCCTTCTCATAGGAATTTCCCCGTAGGAGGAGCTCCAGATAGCAATGTGCTTCAGATCCTCAGGGCCGAGCGGGAGAGGGTGGCGGAGATCCAGGAGATGGGAAGATCCTTCGATATCGATCTTGGCGAATTCATCCGTTCCGGTGCGGAACTCGATACGGTGAGAGCCGAGGTCATGAAAAAGCTCAAGGAGACGCGGCAGGCAATCTCCGTTCCCGGCAGGGTGACGGAGGACGAGAAGGAGAAGTTCCGTTCCGCCGCCAGAGATGCGCTCCTGATCCGCGGCGGTCTGCCCGTAGAGGAACCTGCCGCCGGATCCATGGATCTGAGAGGCTACAGGCTGGAGAGAATGGCCGAGGAATGCCTGACCCGGATGGGCGAGCGGGTCGGTGGAAATCCCATGGAGATGATAGGCCGCGCCCTGACCACCTCGGACCTTCCCGTCATCCTGGGAAGCGTTGCGAACGTCTCTCTTATGGAAGGATGGGGCGTTCAGGAGGAGAGCTATCTTAAGTGGATGGACGACTCCGGCGTCGTGACCGATTTCAAGGAACATACCGGGGCGAGGGCCGGAGAGGTGGATGATCTGCTTCCTCTGCCGGAATCCGGAGAGTACAAGAGCGGATCCATGGGCGAGGAGTCGGAGGCATGGAAGATAGGAACCTTCGGTCGTATGTTTTCCATATCCAGACAGTCGATCGTAAACGACGCACTGGGCGTATTGACCGATGTTCCCCGGAAGATGGGCGAGGCCGCCAGGCGCAAGGTGGCCGACGTGGGCTACCAGGCTTTTCTGGATAACCCCAAGATGGGCGACAAGAAGGATCTTTTCTGTACCCATCACGGAAACCTTCAGCCTGCGGCGGCTTTCAGCTTCACCGATTTCGAGGCCACTTTGACGGCGCTCAGCCTCATGGTGCAGGCCATGAAGCGGCAGACGGACCTTTCTGGAAAGAGGCGGCTGAACATCATTCCCAAGTTCCTGGTGGTGCCGGTGGCTCTGGAGCTTGCGGCCAGGAGGTTCCTCAAGCAGACCGAAACTCCTCTGTCGGTGGACACCGCGGCGAACAAAGCCAACGGAGGAGGAGCAAACCCCTACGCCGGAGCCTTCGAGCTCGTGTCCGATCCCAGATTGGACGACGTGAGCGAGACCGCTTTCTACATGGCCGCCGAGAAGGGCAAGACGGTAAAGCTGTTCTTCCTGAACGGGATCAAAGAACCCTATCTGGAACAGCAGCAGGGATGGAACGTGGACGGAACGAGCTACAAGGTGCGAATAGACGTGGGAGCCAAGGCCATGGACTGGCGCGGTTTCCAGAAGAACCCCGGGGCGTAGGCTTCGGGGTTTTCTTTCATAAGGAGGCGATTCGTGTGAGAACTTACGTGGAGATAGGCGGCAGGATGGATTACACGCCGACCGAGGATGTGTCCGTAGACGATGTGGTCGTTTTGGGGGGAAGGATCGGAGTGGCCACTACCGATATACCGGCTGGGAAGATGGGAGTTCTGGCCGTGGTGGGGGTGTTCCGGCTGCCCGCCGTGACGGGGACGGCCTTCGCTCCCGGAGAGGCTCTTTACTGGGACGCCTCCGCCGGAAGCCTGACCAGGGACGGTACGGACGACAAACCCCTGGCGGGGTACGCCTGGACTCCGAAGGCGGCTTCGGCGAACTTCGGAGAGGTGAAGATCGACTGATGGGATCTTTCCGGGATCACCTGACATCTACGGTGGAAGCCCTGTTCAAAGGTGATTGGGCCGACACGGTGGTCTATAACGGCAGCGAGATCCGGGCGATCATCCGCAAGGGCAGGACCGCAACCGACGGAACGGGCTTCGGGTCGGACGGTTCCTCCACGGAAGGAACTTTGAGAATAAGACTTTCCGATGTGGATCCCTGCGAAGGAGACGAGGTCGTCGAGGCCGACGGAAAGGTCTGGTCGGTGGTTAGAGAGATCTCCCGTTCCATGACGACGGCCCTGCTGGAGATCCGGACGGATCGGTCGTTTCTGTAATGGGGAGGTGATCCTATGTCCGTCACAGTTTCCTGGAAGGATATGGCCACTCCATGGGTGGAGGACGTTATCAGGGAGTTTCCCGAATTTCGCCGAAGGGCCTTGAAGTCTGTCGGGTGGATGATGCAGAAGGAGATAAAAAAAGGCATAGAGAGCGGAGCTCCCGGAGGAAGACGCTACGCTCCTCTGTCCGGCGTAGCCCGCGGCGTAAAGGCGAAGTCGAAACTCAGGGTCATGAAAAAAAAGAAGGTAAGAAGCGGACCTCTCGGCAAGCTTCGAAAGGCCGTGGGCTATCAGTATAAAGACGACGGTTCCCTGACCGTGGGGTGGCTCTCGAAGAGCGCCGTGTATCTGGGATCTATGCAGGAAAAGGGACGACGTCTTCCGGTTACCGAAAAGATGCGGCGGTTCTGGTGGTCCGGAGCCAGAGCCAAAAAATGGCCCAAGGTGCTGAAAAAAGGCGTACGTCTTCGGAAAGAGACGAGGGAGATAATCCTCCCCGCCAGGCCGACCATAGGTCCTATGAGGGAGATTCTGGTTCCCAGAATTCCGGGATATTTCGTGAAGAAGATCGACGGCTACATGGAGGACGATATGAAGAGGTCCACGAAAAAGAGCAAGAGAAAATACAGAGTCTACGGAAGCTGGTGGTGACGAGGTGAGATTGACTCAGGTAATGATGGAGATAAGAGACTCCATAGCCCGGTCCGAAGAGGTCCGGGCTTTCTGTTTGGACCGTTTCGGCAGAGAGCCGACCGTGATGGCCGGATATAACGCCCGGCGTCCTCCCGGAAACGACGAGCTTCCTACGATCGTGGTCGCTCCCGACAGGAGCGATTTCGATGGAGTCGGTCGTGGAGAGCACAAGATAGATCTCATGTGGGCGGTGTTGAACGACGGAGGAGAGGAGCGGGACGGCAACAAGATCACGTTTCCCGGCTTTCTGCGGGTGGACGAACTGGGCGAGCTGGTGCTGTCCTCCCTGGAGGCGGTGGGGAGCGAGTACAGAATAACCTACACCGGATACGATCTCTTCAGCTCCGATCAGTCTCCCGCCTTCGTGGGGGAGATGGAGCTGACGGTTACGGAATGGTGAGAGAGGGGCGATAGGAATGGCGAACGTAAGGAATTCCAACGATATAGTTCTGGGATCCGGCCGCATGTTCGTCGACGGCGAGGATGTCGGTCAGCTGAAGGACGATCTGACCTTTGAGCACGGAAAGGAGATGTACGAGCTGAAAGCCGGATTCCCGGCGACGGTGGTCCTTTCTGCTCTGGTCAGTGAGGAGCTGACCCTGAGCTTCAATCTGCTGGAGACGAACCTGGATATGGTCTGCCGTCTGATGCCGGAATACGATCCGGTAACAGAAAACGCCGGAACCGCCACCGTCGCCGACGAGCTTGTGACGCTGTTCGATTCCGTCCATACCATGCTCGGCAAGGGCAGGGTGGAGGGGGACGCCACGGTAACCACCGTAGACGGCACGGCTTTGACCGAGGGAGTGGACTATTATCTGGACCGGTTGAACGGAACCATCTACAGAGTGCCCGACTCCGCCAAGATAGCCGACGGCGACGACGTCAAGGCGAGCTATACGTATAAGACCTACGAAAGCAAAGGGTTCGGCGTCGGCGGCGGGACCTCGACGGACAAGACTTTCCGGGTCGATTTCTATCACAAGCGCAGAGACGGAAAGTATCGTCACGTCCGGATATGGAAGGGCAAGGTGAAGGGTAACTTCTCCATGGCGTTCAAGGAAGCTTCCGAGTCGCCTCTGGCCGTGGAGGTTACGGCAATAGCGGACAGCACGAAACCGGCGGGGCGTCAGCTTATGACGGTTATGGATGTGCCGGCGGAGGCGGTCCCCGGAGGGGGCTGGTAATGCGCCATTTCCCCGAGCCTGCCCGGTTGGTCGTTACCATAGGCGGGCGGCCTCATAAACTGCGGTATCTTACGAGGGCGGACGTTTCCGCCCTCGTCGTGTCCATAAGGGAGCTGTGCGACGGCGAGATTCCCGAAGACGGCAGAGAGGCCATGGATGCCTTGCTTGCAGAACGGAGGGTTCTGGACCCTATATTGATGGATGCCTTCCCTACGGCGGATTCCATTCCGGCGGAGGATGCCGATGTGAAGTCCGGTCTATTGGCCATAATCTGGGAGGTCAACAAGGTGCCGGATATATTGGAGGATCTCAAGACCCACGGCGAGGACGGAGCGGACGACTCGGAGGGGGATCCTCTGGCATGGCCGAAGTTCTGCCTTCATATGAGGCGTAACTTCGGAATAGACGAGGAGACCATGTTCCATCGCTGGACCTACTGGCAGTTCGTGGGCTTTATCGAGGCCGCACAAGAAATCCTGGACCCCGACGACGAGCGGGGCAAGGGAAAGCGACGGACAATAGAGGACCTGGTAAAGGACGGGGTTACGGGGATGTAGGGGTGGAATGTTGTCGATGCTACGACACTATCGTATAATTAGTAGGCATCGGAAGGGAGGAGAGTTCCATGAAGAGAAAAGCATGTTTCAGCCGAAATGTCGTTTTACTCGCTGCGGAGCGTGTCCGCTCTGGAGCTTGTCCTGTGTCTTCCCCTATTGTGAGAACGGAAAAAACGCAGGAGGAGATCGACAGAGCTTTTAGAGCTGCGTCCAAGGCATTGAATCGCTCGGAAAGTAGATAGGCTGCATGTCTCGCAAGCAGTTCAACTTTATCTACGATAAGCTTGTAAAGGACGAGAACGATATTCTCGGCCATATCGCCTACTCGATATATAAAAACCAAAAACGTGAGGAAATAGCGAAGATAAAGTCGAAAAACGGAGGTGCCGATGTTACGGACGAGGATTTGGCTCCGTTTGTAGACCTATCTCAAAGCAACTCCCAGGTTGGGTTTTATAAGGATAGAGCGACGGTGCTTGCTCAACTATTTCTTGATGAGGTCGTAGGACAAGAGCTGGAAGAGGCAAAACGAAAACAAGAGGCGGATTTCATCCGTAACCACAAGGCACATGGTTTTATATACGGTGTTTTGCAGGGAGTTGTCGCCTCTGTGATCTTCGTTCTTGCCGGATTTGCCTTCCTTATGGCTACCGGTGGATGGGCCAGGATTGGGAAAGCTCTAATTGAAATAGCGAAATGAAAGGCCCCTCAGATGAGGGGTCTTTTTTGTTGAGGGTAATATCTATCTTCCTGGGCTTTGTAGGAGAAAAACATCGTGAAGGTTTCTCTTGGCTTTAAAGATGGCGAAGGGATTCTCTTTTACGAGTATATTTGGTGTCTTCAGGGGAGTAGTTGGGAACCTTCGGGAGGCACATTACGTCGAAGTTTTGCATCTGGTTTTCGGAAAAGCTCCCCGCTTCGTACAGCTCACGAGCTGTTTCGTGCATTTCTTCAAGAATACGGCTCATTGTGATGTACCTCCTTTGTCTTGATAGTTAATAAAAATTAGAGTTGACGTCAGACATCAATACTGATATCCTCTAAAAAAGGATGTGTTGCGATGTCGGACGTGCGGACTGTCTTTATCACCAAAGAGGTTGCGGAAAAGCTTGAACTCAATCCCTCCTACGTCATCAGGTTGGGAAAAAAGATCGGCCTTGATGATTGTGAGATGAGGGAAGCTGGAAGTCGGAACTATCTTTTTAGCGAAGAAGCGGTAGAAAAATTGAAGAACGCGAAATCTAAATAGGAAACCCCGCATGATCGATCTCTCTTGGCGGACAGACGATCAAACGGGGTAGGACAAGGGACAAGCCCTCGCATGGACTAATTGTACCATGTCGATGGCTCCCTGTCCCTATGGACGTAAGGGGGCTTTTTTATGCTCGAAATTAAGGAAAAAAGAGAAAACAAGAATGTTCAAGGCCGGGAATTGATAAAAAAGGCCGTAGATGACGTTTTTTCTTATAGGTCATCGGGGTTGTGTGATCTGCCTGAAAACGTCGATAAGAGAACTTTTTATGGCTGGGTCGTGTATGTCGCATGGCTTTACGTAAATCGGATGGAGGCACAGGGGCGTTCCGTCGATTTATCGGAAACCGTCGCCGTGATGAAAAGAAACGACGAGAAAGGCGAGATAAGGTCCGCTTTCGATTTTTTTCGTGCCGCAGAGAGCCGAAGGGAGGCAGAAGAGATGATAGACGTGTTGGAGGCTAATCCCGTAGCTGGTGATTCTGATGTGACGTTGTTCGAGTTCGAGCGAATGGTGGTAAGGGTGGTATTCATCGACGGCAACCCTTGGTGGGTGGCAAAAGATGTATGTGATATATTAAGCCTTGGTAATGTTACGGAGGCCTTACGTGGTCTGGATGAGGATGAGCTGACTTCAGTAATACTGAAGTCAGGTGGGCAATCTCGAGAAATGAAAGTCATCAACGAACCTGGTCTCTACTCCCTTATCCTCAGATCCAGGAAGCCAGAGGCCAAACGATTCAAACGCTGGGTTACCCACGAGCTTCTGCCTACCATACGAAAAACCGGGAGCTACGCTCTTCCCGGCGTCGATCCATCCAAGAGCGGCAGAAAGGAAGAGCTTGCGGAGAAACGTCTCGCCATCATGGAGCGAAACGCCAACTGTCGAATGGCCAAGATGATCCTGAAGGGCATGGACGCCTTCAGGGACGTCATGACCAAAGAGTCCAAGACCGTCTTTATGGCCAAGTACGGCGAGCTGGTGACAGACGCCGATCTGACCCGTCTGCTTCCCAGATCCGCCGAGCCGATGTACTCTGCCACCGACATAGGGAAGGAGTGCGGAGTCTCCGCCCAGGTGGTGGGCAAGGTGGCCAACTCCCATCATTTAAAGGGACCGGCTGGGGAGGACGGAGAATACGGCTATTGGATAAGAAGCAAGTCCCGTTATTCCAGCAAGGAGGTCAACACCTTCGTGTACAACGAAAGAGGCAGGGAGTGGTTTCTGGATCACTTCGGAATAACGGCCATGGTGGAGTAGGGCTTAACCAATACTGATTAAAGTCGTCCCGTAGGGGCGGCTTTTTTTATTTCTCTCCGGAGGTGATCTTTTGTCCAAGCGGGACGTACAGATAAACGTAGGGGCTCGTGTAGATCAGGCCGTGAGCGCCTTCGACAGATTGCAGAAAACCCTCTATCTGAACGGTCACCGCCTGGAGACCTACGGCCAGTCGGTAGGGAAGGTTTTCGATCCGGCTATGAAGGGGCTGGTGGCGGTAGGCCTTGCGGCCAAAACCGCCGCCGCTGGAACCGGATTGGCCGCTTTCTCGGTGGCTCAGGACCTCGAGGAGGCCATGGCGGTCGTAGCCCAGAAAACCGGAGAAGGCGAAGAGGCACTGAAAGAATACGAGGACATCGTCAGAAGGCTTTTCAGGGAAAACCCGGTGTCCGGATACGGAGAGGTGGCCCAGGCTCTGGCGGCTGTTCGGGTGGCGACCGGGGCCGCCGGTGAGGCTCTGGAGAAACTGACCCAGCAGTATCTGTCCCTGTCGGACGTCACCGGAGTGGATCTCAACAACGCGGTTCGTCTGGGTTCCAGGCTCTTCGGGGACTGGTCCATCTCGACGGATAAACAGACCGAGGCGCTGGATGCGCTGTTCGTTGCGTCCAGATCGACGGGGGCTTCCATAGAAAACCTGGCGGAGAAGGCCGTTACCTATGGAACCAAGTTCAGACAGCTGGGCTTCTCCCTGGAGGAGGCTCTCGGGTTGTTGGGCAAGTGGGAGAAGGAAGGGGTCAGCACCGAAAAGGCTCTGTCCGGCCTTGGCCAGGCGATAACCAACATGACCCGAAGCGGTGTCCGGAACCTGGTTCAGGGATGGAAGGACCTTACGAATAGCATAAAAAACGCCACCACCGAAGGAGATGCCATAAACAAGGCCGTGAAATACTTCGGCGCCGATGCAGGTCCGGACATGGCGGCGGCTATCAGGGAGAACCGCTTCGAGCTCGGAGCGTTGGTGGAGGTCTTATCGAAGGCCGAGGGAGCGATCGAAACGGCCGACGAGGAAACATCTACGTTGATAGAGTCTCTTCAATCACTTAGGAATACCGCGAAAGACAAGCTCCTTGAGCCGTTGGGAGACGAGGTGTCTCGATATGTCGCCCACGTTGCCGAACTGCTGGAGGTTCTCGTCGAATGGGCGGACGAAAACCAGGTGCTTAAGGGTTCGGTTGATGCCTTCTTCGAAGGATTGGGGTTAGGCAATATACAAGTGGAAGAGTTCAAAGAGGCGTTGGAGAAAGTCGATGTCGCCTCCTTCACCGATCAGTGCGAGACCTTCGGCAAGATGCTTGAGGCGATCTATCGATCGCTTAAGACCATAGCCGACATGATCCCCTGGGATCTCCTAATAGAACACGCCGACAGCCTGACCAAGATCATAATATACGGGTGGGCCTCCGGTAAGGTTTTGTCCATAGCCGGAGGAGTTCTAAGCCTTGCGGGATCTTTTGGCGACTTGGCCGATATGATGGAGAAGTTCAACAAGGTGGCGGCTTTTATCGAGGGTACTTCCATCGCTAAGTGGCTTATAAAAAGCGGAGCGGCATTATCGGAGATGATCAACAAGTTGGGAGACAGTGGACGACTGTCCCGCTGGGCCAAGGACTTTCGCAACGAGATACGGGCGTTGATCAAGTACAAGGGAGCTTGGTTCTACGAGCTTAAACTCGCTCTTGGCGGTGCCGGGGCGAATATAGGCCTGGATATGGGGCTTGAGGATCTGGAAGGGTTCGAAGAGGCCTTGAAGGGAGATAAAGAGGCCCTCGAAAGTCTGCCTGAACCGATTCAGGAATGGATAGAGAAGAACAAAAAGACGAGTGTATCGTTAAAAGAGACCTCCAAGGCCGTCGAGGATTTGGACGATAAGATCAAAAACGTATCGGATGATATGAAAAAGCTTGAAGAGGACCCGTTTTCTCTTGCTAGTCTATTCGATGATGAGCTTTTTGATAACCCCGACGATCTCCTAGCCAGGTGGGTTAGCGATAAGCCGATCAGAAAGATAGATTTAGCCATCTCGGACCTTAAGAAACGTGTAGTGGAGATAAAAGCCGGCGGCAAAGAGGCGATGGAAACATTGGGAGTCTCCGCCGAAGAGGCCGATGCCGTGATGAGAGACTCCATATTGAAGGCGGTAGAGGAGATAAAGAAGTCTCTCGCCGACGAGGATCCCTATATGGCCACCGCCTTCGTATCCGCCATGGAGAAGATGGGAACGGAGGGGGGAGACGCTCTTATGGCCTCCATAGCCGGGGCCATGGGCAAGGGGCAGGATTCCATCGTAAAGATTCTGACCGGGGCCATTCAGGACGGCTTTATAAAAGGCCCCGCTCTGACAGAGGCCATGAAGCTCATTCAAAAAAAGACGGACGAGCTCGTCAAAAAAACCGGAGATCAGATAGAAAAAGAATATGCCGGTATGAAATTCAGCTCCGCCTTGATGGGAGATCTGAAAGCCTACCACGCCAAGCTGGAGCTTTCCAACCTGGGGGTTCAAAGCAGGATGCCGAAGTTCCCCGGTAAGGGCGAATTCGGCGGGACGGTCAACAAGGTTTCCGCCCCTATATCGATACAGATAGGCACGGTCAACGTAAAACGTCCGGAGGATGCGGACAAGACCGGTCGGGAGATCGGCCGGGGGATAGTCAAGTCCTTCGATCTGGGGTACTGAGGAGGGTGGTCCCATGAGCTACGACCCGGTGGCCAACTACGAACTTACGGATATAGAGGAGATCCCCCACGGCGAGATGGTGGTCACAGCCTCGGGGGAGACTGTTTTCGTCCGTCGTCCCGGCGGCAGGGTCCGTTTCAGGGCCACCTTTCAGGGGCATTTCACCTCTCACCCTGCGGGGTTTTTCACGGTCGGCGAGGTCTTCTCCCACCAGGGAATAGAGTACGTGGTGGAGCAGATAAAGCTGTCGGGGCTTCACCGGATAAAGGCAGTTGACGGGGAGTTTTTCGACGGTCGGTCCTACGAGATACAGGCTTTGTCCACCAGGGCCTACGATGGAAGCCTGGCTATAGACGAACCGATGGCGGGGGAGTAGCCCATGGATAGCGTATCCTGCTGGGCAAGTCTGCATCTTTGCGGCGGGGAACCGCCTCTCTGCCTGGCTGTCAGCCTGAACGGAGAGCCCGAGACGGCGGTAGCCAACGTTACGAGGCAGGAGACCCACGATGTTTTGACCCTGGAGGTGGAGCCCCGGACTATTTTGTTGTATCTGGAGACTTTGCAGGTCGTCAGGGTCGGCTTGTGTCGTCCGGCGTTTCGATTCGGATCTCTCACGAATGCCGGTAAGCTGACCAGGTTGGACGTGTCCTTTAGGGGGCTGCGATCGGAGGATATGCAGGTTTTTCGTCCGTTCCGCTGGATATGGTGGCCCGTGGAGGCGGACGCCAGTGTGTCGCCTCGGTGGGTGGTGGACCGTCCGGTATTCGGAGAGACCGGACGACTCTGCGACTGGGAGGACCTTTTCGTATCTGGGGCCATGAGATGGACCTCGGAACTCTCCGCCGTCCTTTCCAGAGGCGAGGCGGCGTCGGTGGATCTCTCGGGTGTCCCTGCCTGGGTGTCGGGGCTTCCGGCGTCGGCCCACATGATAAGGCCCTGGGCGGATGTGAACGGTGTGGCTCGGACTACCAGAGAGATTCCGGTGTCGGTACATCCATCTGGCGGAGTGGTCTACGGATGGGTCGGATATCTGCCGATGTGGTCGGTTTTTCATTCGGTCGAGGGCTCCTCCGGCGGAGATCCCATGATCGCGGTGACATCGAGGCCCAGGCGGTCGGACGTCGCCGAGGCGGACGTCGTGTTGGAGGTGAGGTAGTGCGGGAAATACAGGCCCCGGCCCTGCCGGATGAATATGTGGAGTTTTCCTACAGAAGAGAATTACGGGCCCTCATAGGGACATGGCAGGGAAAGGTACTGTTGCCTGCGGGGAGCCCTCCGGAGCTTGGTGGATCTTGGACGGTCCCGGGGATCATGGAAAACGGGCTGGTGTCCCGGGCGGATAAACTGGGGGACGCCGAGGACGGACGGGTGTTGTGGTCTCTATCCGGTTATGATGCGGGGTTCCGGCTCATGAAAAGCCCTATGTTGCCTCACCAGATAAAAGGATCCAGTCTCGGAGATGTCTTGTCCGAGCTGGCGGAGGGGTGCGGGTTGAAAGCGGATGTAACTCTGGACAGAGACGTCCCGGTGGACGCCCGACACCTGGTTTCGGGCCAGACGGCGGCGAACGCCGTTTTGGATCTCGCCACCCTCGGGGGGGCCGTAGCCTACATGGTTCAGGACGGAACCCTGAAAATAGCTCCGCCCCGGCCTTGTAAAACCTATCCCTGCAAGGGGTTGAACCTGGACGACGTACAGGCCCGGGATCTGGATCTCGACGGGTACGCCTCCGGCGTGGTGGTTATCCTGGGACGCCGGGGAGACTCCTCCGGTTCGGTAGACGAAGACGAAGACGGCCCCGGAGGCGGATATTATGGGACGACTCCCTCCGGATCGTTGAAGCGGGTCTCGAAGCGGGGGACCACCTCTTTGCCGGGTGGAACCTTGTCTTGGAGCTATACCCTCTTGTCGCCTATAAACGTGGTCGAATCCTACGAGGCGAGCTTGTTTCTTCCCGGAGCCGGTATCAGAAAAAGCATCGTGTCGAACTACTCCTACGACGTGGATTCCTCCGTGGTAAGGGTAGGCGACCAGGAACAGCGGCTGTGGAGATTCTGCCTCGTCGAGGCCGGAAGCGTCGAGGACACCGCCGTCGATGCGGTCTATTACGATCATGCCACGGGCGGATTGTCCACCGAGACGGTCGAGCACGTCATGGAGTATCAGGTGAGACGGTCCTACGACATGGATAAAACCCACATATTAAAGGAAGTCGTGGAGATCAATTCGTATGATCCCGACAGAAGAAGAAACGACGTACCCTACACCCACAAGACCGAGCGGGCCTGGACGTGGGACGACGATCACGGATACAGAGGACTTACCGAGAGGGAATGGAGCTATGAGGAAAGAGACGTCGGAGAGGCGGACCTGGTGACGGGATCGGACGGGAACCCCCTTACCTGGGTGGGGAGCGATGGCCAGACCAGGTACATACAGCTTCCGGCCTATCAGACCACCACGATGATAAAGAGGGAGCGGCAGAGACAGATAGACGAGGTTTTCGACGACGACGGTAAATGCGTCACCCGTATAGAGAGGACGACCGACGATAACGGGCTGGCGGATATGCTGGAGAGAGGGCTTTTCGGCGACCTTTACGATCCTGCGAACTCCAGGGCCGGGGAGGCCCTGGCTCAGATGAAAACGCTACTGCAAGACGGATCGATGAGGATAATTCAGGTTCCAGGTGGATCCTCCATCTCGGAGGAGGTCGGAACGCTGTCTCAGCCCGGCAGGAGATACAGGAAGAAGACGTCGGGCGAGGACGGTGGAAACCGCTATATCGACGGGATCTGGTCGGAAGAGACCTGCCCGTTTTTGTGTAGCGACGGAACCTGCGGGGTCGTAGAGTCTCCTTCGGCGGTCTCCGCTCCCGAGTCGTCGAGGCAGAGGGCTACTGGTTGGGACGGAAGCGGCGTCGAGACGGTAGACGGTCCGGTTCATTCGACGGAGAGCTCCGAATCGGATTCGGAGGATTACATCGAAGGTGATCCCTGCGGCTACTTGGATAACGGAAAAACTCCGGGGTATGAGAGGTGTTCCAGGTACAAGGCTTTCCGCCATCTGGCGGGGTCCACCTCCGGCACCTCTCCGGTGTCTCCTGTGGTGGGAATGTCCGGAGGAGGGAGTATCTGGACGGAGAAGGAGCTGTACATAGACGAGCATCTCTCGGAGGATCGAGCCAGGTCGATAGCCCAGACCATCGCGGACAACATCCTGTCGGTCAAGAAGGTAAGCAGGGGGATAGTGGAGACGGTCACGGTACCTCTGGACATGAGAGTTCATCCGGACGGAGGAGTGATGGCGGTGGAACACAGTTTCGACAAGCTACGAACCTCCATATCCTTCCGGCCTTCGGACACCACTCCGCCGGAGTATCTGATGTTGCTCAACTCCGGATCCACCGCCGCCAACGTCTACGCCAGGGAGAGTATCGGCAAGGGCCGGAGCGCCTTCGGGCGGGTGGTGGACGTCCGGCCGGACAGGGCTCTGGTCATACTGGGCGGTCGTCCGGTCAGCTGTACCTCCTCCATACGGATCAAGAGAGGAGACAACGCCCTTGTGTTCCTTCCTCCCGGGAGCGTATCGAGCGGCGTTATCCAGGCGGTGATGAAATGACGAAAGCGAGAGTCTACACGGGGCCGGTCGGGCGGTTGTCCGGCCATGTGTTGGGCAGGGTCCCCTTTGCCGTGCCGGAGACGGTTAAAATCCGTCTCCTCAATCGGGAGGCCGGGAAGCCGGACGAATCCGGAGAATTGATCGAGGTATCGGGGGATGGGCGGATCTGGCTTTTCGAGAGCGGTGTATATATATGGAATCGAGAAGAGGGGGTAGGTGAGGGCCTGTCCCCTCTCTTTTTATGCGACGAGGTGGTCCTGTCGGGGTACGACTGGGCTCTGGTCTCCGGCGGTCTGGTCGTGGACGGGGCTTTCGTCTCCGTGGAGATGCCCTGTTCGATGCCAGACGCCGGTAACTTCGGCTGGTGGGTGGACCGGTGCGACGATAGCGACACGGCTCCGTTCGTTCCATCTCTCTCCTCTGTTGAGTCGGTTTTCTTCGGTCGATGGTGCTATACGCCTTTGAGTTTGACCTACAGATGGGAGCGGGAGGAGTACCGCAAACTTCGCGAGGCGGCAGACAAGGCCAAGGGTCTTGAAAGGGCGGCACTTGTCGCCAGGCTGATGGAAGTGGAGCGGTTCGAGATCGGAGATATTGCCGGTCCCTCCGGGGTTTACGGCATGACCTGGTACGACTGCGACCCCGCCGTGGAAACCGAGATGACAGAGCCTTCCTTCGGCGGGCTGTGGCTGGACGGAGGCGTCTTGTATGGGTCCGGGAATAAGTCGGCTGGGAGGGCCTTGCTGGTGCCTACTTCCTTCGACTCCGACGGCACCTGTCTGGGGTTGTCGGTGGTCCATAGCGGAGAGCTCCAAGGGCAAGAACCGGGACAGGTTATCCCGGTACGAGGCGGAGCTGTCCATGTAGCGGCGGGAGAGGGGGATCCTCGAGGCCGGTTGTTGTCGGTCCGTGGTCCTTATGCTCTCCATCTATGGGGGGAGGAAACGAGGCTATATGAGATCGAGGAGGGCTTTCTATCTCCTCGATGGGGTTATCTGGCCCTCCCCGGGGTTCTTTCTCTGGACGGGAAAGTCTCTCTCTGGTGGCCGTACGGAGAAATCCCTTCGAAACTGGGAGGGGCGGCAAAAACCATGGAGCGATGGTGTTTTCCCGGAGAAGCAGAGCCGGTCGATGCGGCGGGGCCTTTCCTGGTTGCCGAAGGCTTCTGTGGGGCGGTTATCACGGATATGCGGACCATGCGGCGGCACATAGTCCCGGAGGTGGGAGATATCCAGGTTTCTGAGGGACATGGTCTAGTCCGGTCCCATTCGGCTAACGAGAAGGTCTGCCTTGAAAGTAGTTCCCCGGTGGAGGCGGTAGGCAAGGGGGGAGAGCGTTTTCCTCAGGACGTGAAGCCGGAAGACCTCTGCATCCCCTGGCTGGGCAAGGCGGGGGATCCTCTGGAAATAGGCTGGTGGGATCTCCCGGATCTGGGAGTTCGGGGAAGCCCTCCGAACCTGGAAGGCTTGGGCGATAGCGACGGTTCAAACGACTTTCACGACGGGACACACAGGGACAACCGAAAGGGGATGTCGGTAACTTCCGACGGCCTGATCTATCTATCCGGAGACAACTACGAAGACGAGGCCCTCGATGTGATGGCATGGAAGTACGACGGTGAACACTGGGAGAAAAACCGGGTTTCATGGCCCTGTTCCGACAGGCTGGTGGCCCCGTACGGACAGGGGAACTACCACGTTCACCATTTCCCCGGTGCGGACTGGAGTCTGTTCCACGCTCCGGTAGGCAGGATACGTTATCGGAAATTGCTGGAGACCACGGACTGGTCTTTCCTAATGCCTCTCGTCGGTCTTGGAGGAGGGTTCGCCCTGCACGGAGCCCTGATGGTTCAGGAGGCTTTCAACAAGTACCTGGAGGATTCCTTCGGGGACGCCATGCTGGTTTACACTCTGCCGAATCAACGAATGTACGTCGGAGACCCCCTATTCCGGGAGTGGAAAGAGGTGGACGCCGGACGTGGCTACTTCTGGACTTTCGCCGGATGGGCCATGATACGAGACGAGCCTATGGCTATCTTTTCAAAGTTGAAAGAGGCCACCGGTAACGACCCCAAACCGGAGGTCTGGGGGGTCTGTCGGAGCGGGGCGCGCCGGATCGACCCGGAGGAGGCCGGAGAGGTAGGAGAAAGGGCCGCCGGGTTGATCCCCTCCACCTACTGGGCTAGGTGGGGAACCTGGCCGGGGGGAAGCGGCGGGGTAAAGGAGGACATAGACTCCATTCTCGGGAATCAGCCCTGTCTGTATCCTCTTCCGGAGCCGACGGGGAATCCCGAGGCGGCGCTGGCCGAGGGGCTGGTGGAGAGGATGGATCTGTGGAGAGAGAAAGCCCAGGACATAAACCGTCCGGCGGTGACCATGGGTCAGACCTACGATCATCAGATACTTTCTGCGGCGGCCATAGACCCCACCGTCCCGCTGGTAGATGCGAGGCTGGAGGTCGACGAAGAAGGAACCACCTGGGTGATGCTCCGACATTGGACGGGGGTCTGGCTGTCGGTCCGGTGCGATGTGAGCCCCTCTCCGTATGTTTTGGAACAGCCGACCGAGTGGGAGCTGGTAAGCCTGGGGGCTCGGGAGGATGGGGCGATCGTGGCCCTGTTCGGTTGCGGGAAGTGTTCCCTCTCCGTCGGAGATTTCGACTCGATGCTGGATTTGTTCGGGTTCGGCGAATGGTGGACGAGGATGGCTCTCCATACCTGGTACGCCCGGTTTTTTCCGGTGGTAATAAGACAGTCCCCTGATGAACTGGACCGGATGGCCCGGCTATGGAAAGAGGAAGAGAAAAGGGAGGAATAGATATGCCGATAATGCAGTTGAGAACGAGCGACGATGCGTATCCACTGAGCCGGTTGGACTTCGGGGCCATAGACACCGGGACGACCAGCGTACAGATAGGGTTTCGTCTATGGAACGACAGGCCGACTCAGGTGTCCGGCGAGTTGCTGGGGACCGCCGACGGAGCGAGGGTCAGTTTCGCCACACAGTTCAAGCCGTTGGTGAACCACCCGGAGGCTCCAGTGGCGGTCAAGGTGGATGGCTCACCTGCGACGGGGGTCTCTGTGGACCACGAGAACGGTCTGATAGTTTTTTCGTCCCCTCCTGCCGACGGAAAGGTGGTCACCTGCGATTATGCCTACTCCGTAGGGTCCACCGACGCCAACGCCGTAATAGTGACCATGGAGCAGGTGGCTGGATTTGCCGGAGACGGGGTTACCAGATCCTTTCCCCTCCCGTCCAGATGCTTGACGCCATTGAAGTTGTTGGTGGGAGGTGTGGAGATACCGGAGGGGACCGGCTTCGAGATCCGAGACGATGGCGAGAGCCTGTACATAATGGAGCCTCCGGAGGCCAACGAGTCTGTGCTGTTCTCCTACGTGGATCCCGTCTGTCAGGGAGGATATTACGAGACCAGGAGCTCCGGTCTTGATAATCCATATAGCCAGAACGACATGGCCGACGACGCAGAGACCGCTTTTTTCAAGCTGGGCGGTGCCTTCTCCGTGGAGAACCGTCTGGTTGGGACTGGAGACGGGAGTAAAAAGATCTTCGACACCGGCACCCCTTTGATACGTGAAGTCTCGAAGGTGTTGGTAGGGGGGCAGGAGGTGACGGACTACGCCCTCAACAACGTAAAGGGAACGGTGACGTTCGGGGCCGCTCCGGCCGTGGATTCGGAGGTCCGTATGGATTACTCCTACGAGAGGGGGCACGCCATAGGCAATATACGACAGTGGAGCGGAAGACGGTGTTTCCTGAGGGCGTCTCTGCCCTACGATGCGCCGAACTCGGTTCTGACGGCCCGGCTCAGGGTCATTTCTCAATAGGGAGGTAATGTAATGGCGGTAAAAAGGATTGATACTCTGGGGTGTCATCCCCTGGTGCTCATGAAAAAATTGGCGGCCATAGGAGGCCTGGAAATACTCAAGGAGGAAAAGCACGTCCACGACGGGGTGGAGTACCCCTATCACATCGTGGCGAAGGTGAAAGACGGGCTGTACGTGGAGGCAAAGGATCCTCTTTACGAGCAGGCGATCACTCCGGAAAGACTGCCCCAAAGAGCCGACTACACTGGGAAGGTGAAAACAGCAGAGGGACCGTTAAAACTGGAATGTACCCAGGCGATGTTTCAAGAGACCACGTTTCCTAATGAGAGACATATCGTGATTTTATCGGAAGATCCACTTGCTATGGAAGCCTATGGGGCTAGTACGTTGGTTAGCGTTAATCAACCATATGATGGTGCTTACGTCTCTGTAACCTGTGTGGAGAATGGCAACCCTGGGGATTCGGGGACCTATCTGTTTGGAGGCCCAGTCTTACCGTCTTCAAGCGGGGCAGTGCTTTTCGGAAAGGATAATGCAGAAAAGAACCTTTCAGGCTTCTCTTTTAATAAAGCTGAGGATGTCCTTTTTGATTTGGATGACAGTAGTCCGGATGGTACTTCTAAAGGAGTACGGCTCTCCTTTGGTACTGAGGTATGGGACGGATTCGGCGTCTGTATGAACACCGAGGTTATTAGAGATATCACCTGGAAGCCCGTATATTTGGCGTATCCTAACTATAATCCTCAGCATGTGCTCCATCTGGGCACGCAAGACAGATGTGCGGCTGTTGTTATCTCGGGCACGGTTTTTAGAGTCAGTAGTCAGATATCAGAGGACAGTTTAGTCACGCCCTCCGAATGGGAGACGTTGCCCTGTGCCCCGATCATCATAAACAACGACGCTGGTCTTTTCTTCTGCTACAACTCAGGTTCGGCGCACAGCGGTATGGTGGGGGCTGTCACCGTAGACACCTCGAAGGGCAACGACATGGAGGGATCTTTCCCCGCGATCTACGACTCGGGGGTGTTCTGTGGGGTTCATGCTACAGGAGGGGAAAAGCTTTATGTCCTTGGATCTCCCAGCAACCCGGCAGGGACCGTCGTGATGCAACTTTTTGCTCCTTCGCCACCTATTTCTACGGATTCCGTCAGTGGCGGCCCCGTCGTAACGGATCTTTTCGCCTATACGTCCGAGGAGATAAGGGGGGCAATCCCCGGGGTTTTAGCGACTCCGGAGGCTCTCGCAGTAGGGTCCGTCGGATGGCTGGACGGCAAGAGATACCGGGTCCATCTTCCCGGGCGTATGCTCCAGATAGGGTAGAGCCATGCCTACGTACAAAAACGAAAAGTCCTACCCGATATCTTTCGGGCGGCATTACTGGGTACCCGGCGAGGAAAAACGGGTGCCCTTTTTCATTCCCGCCGAGGAGATCGGGCTTACCGTCGTCTCCGGCGATCCTAAGCCTCGCTCTCAGGTGTTGTATTCCGGAGAGGTGACCGTCCCGCCCGGTGAGACCGTGACATTGCCGGTCCCCTATTGCAGAAAACTCTCTCTCCAGGCGGCCACCGAGGGGGACGACGTTGCGGAGATCCATCTGGGCGAAAGATCCATACGGCTGGATGGGAAATACGGGCTCGACCTCGATAGTCTGGACTGGGGACGGTTGGGGGAGATCTCCCTGTCTTCCTTGGCGGGGGCAACCGTGAATCTTCTCGTTATGGAGGTGTCTTGATGGGACGTTTCACAAAACAGCTGGACGTAGACCTCTCCCCGGTGTTGTCGGGAATGGAGGGGTTGTCCTCGAAAATGGACCGGATATGGGAACAGATAAAGACGCCGGGCGCTCCTCCGAAGAGCAACGTCGTCATGGTGGAAGCTTTGAGGTTGGGTATGGAATTGGAGACGCCGGAGGCGTAGCGAACGGCATAAAGTTTCGGGGAAGCTCGGCGTGGGCTTCCCTTTTTTTGTTTCGAAAAGAGGAGGAATTCCGATGAGAAAGAACGTCGAAAAGATCAAGGAAGCCCTGAGCACTCTGGTGGCCGATGCCAAGTATCTGAAAGAGCGGATGAACGAGCTGTCCGAGTGGAACAGTCTCAAGAAGGTAAGGGAGAACCTATCGAATGTGGTCGACTTCGTCGGGCGGGTCGTCATATTCGCCGAGTTGGCCACCTCGCAGGTGAAGGACGAGATCTCGGGGCTTCAGTCGAAGGACAAGAGAGACGCCGTCGTGGAATACCTGGATGGTCTCATAGTCCTGCCCTGGTTTCTGGAGCCCTTCGATGGCCCCATCATCCGAGGACTGGTGGACTATGCCGTTGACAAGCTCAACGAGCACCTCGGTCACGACTGGGGGCTGGACAGGATAGAGGAACTGGCGACCCATGGCAGGGACATATTGGATATAGCGGGCCCTTTGCCCTGGGAGGGGAGAGGGACGAAGTGACGGACAGATTCTCTGAAGTCCTCTCCGTGGTCCTGGGATTCGAGGGCGGATATGCGGACGATCCGGACGACAGGGGAGGGCGGACCAATTACGGCATAACGGAAGGTACCCTTAGATCCGCCTACGAGAGAAAGATCGTATCCCATAAGGACATACGATCCCTATCGGAGGCGGACGCCGCCCTCATTTATTGGGCCGATTACTGGGACCCCGTAAAAGGGGACCTCTTGCCCGAGCCTCTGGACCTGATTCTCTTCGACTGTTCTGTGAACCACGGGGTGGGGGGAGCTGGACGGCTGCTACAGAAGACCCTGAACTTCGTGGCTGATGCGGACCTTAGCGTCGACGGGGTCATAGGTCCTAACACCCTAAAAACCTTGAAAAAGGCTCTGGACGACAATTCGCCCGAGGCTCTATCAATGAGTGTTCTTGCGATGCGGACCAGGTTTTATGTGAAGATCGTCGAGGGAGACTCCAGCCAACGAAAGTTTCTGTGGGGTTGGGTACGTCGAAGGGTGGCCGGGTTGATAGACGAGATAAAGTGAAGGAGGGACCATGCACGACTACGTTGAAGCCCTCAGAAAACTGGCGGGGATCATATTCCCCGCCGCACTCATGGCTATGGTGGGATCCTTCGTTCGATATGTGAGGCTCCACAGATCCGAGCCGTTCTCATGGGGCGAGTTCATAGGCGGGATGATAACGGCGGGATTCGCCGGGGTGGTCGTTCAATGTTTCTGCTGCGGGATCGGGCTCAATGCTTGGTTGACTTCCGCCGTCGTGGCCATGGCGGGATACAGTGCCGGACAGATTCTAGACTTCGGTCAGGAGCTTCTGCTAAAATGGCTGGAAAGGGAAACAAAGCGATAGACGGGGGTTACGTCGTCTAGTGTTTTGGAAAAGTAGCCGTTTAGGCATGTTTTTGTCTCCAGGGTGTCTCCAAACTATGTAAACTCTTGCAATTAGGGAGTATTCTGTGGTCCGCGCCTCCACCATTAGCCATTTCGTAGCCGTCGGGATCGTCGCAGATCCCGACGGCTACTGTGTTTATGAGTTGACCGCCTTTCGTCAATGTCGTATATTTTGCCTGGATCGGGGTATAAAAGTGTCCCCGGCGGTGTCTCCGACGATTTGGAGACACCAGGAGGAGGTGACTGATATGGCTTTGACGAACGCCGAGATTAAAAGGGCGACTCCGAGGGAAAAACGCTATACGATGCGAGACTCCGAAGGCCTTTGGCTGGAAATCACCCCCGCCGGGAAAAAGACCTGGAAGGTTCGATTTAAAGCTCAGGGTCGGGAGATCAAACATACCCTGGGCAGATACCCCGACGTATCGCTGAAAGAGGCACGATTGAAGCGTGACGAAATCCGGCTGGAATTGGTCAACCACAAAAGCGCTCCTGAAGGAACCTTCAGCGCTCTGGCCGAGGAATGGTTCGAGCGCCAGGTCGTCCCGGTGCGTACCCATGGCCACGCCAGAACGATAAGATCGAGGCTAGACAGGCTTATCCTGCCATACCTGGGAGACCGACCCCCTGTAGAGATAAACGCTCCGGAGCTGTTGACCATCCTTCGGCGGATAGAGGACCAGGGACACGTTGAGACGGCTCACAGGGTATCTCAGATAGTGGGGCAGGTCCTGCGGTATGGAATAGCCACGGGGCAGGCCAGACACGACATAACGGCCGATCTGAAAGGGGCGCTGATACCGCGTAAACCGGAGCACTTTCCTACGCTGACGAACCCCGAAAAGATAGGCGGGCTCATGAGGGCGATACAAGCCTTCTCCGGCTCGGTTATAGTTCGTTGCGCCATGCTGTTTCAGATATACACGGCGGTACGCCCTGGAGAGATGCGGAAGGCGGAATGGAAGGAGATCGACGGAGATCTCTGGAAGATCCCCGCCGAGAGGATGAAGAAACGCAGGCCTCACCTGGTGCCTTTGTCGAGCCAGGCAATGGACGTGTTGGAGGAGATACGCCCCCTCACCGGGGGAGGAGAGCTGATATTCCCCTCCATCAGGAGCAAGACCCGTCCGATAAGCGACATGACGGTGAACGCGGCCCTACGGCGCATGGGCTATGCTCAAAACGAGCTTACCGGCCACGGCTTCAGAGCAATGTTCTCCACGATAGCCAACGAATGTCAGTGGCCCTCGGACGTCATAGAGCTACAGCTCGCCCACGTGGACAAGAACTCCGTCCGTGCGGCGTACAACCACGCCGAGCTATTGGACAAACGAAGAGAGCTCTTGCAGTGGTGGGGAGACTGGCTGAAACAGCAGGAACCAGGGGTTTAAGCTCTGACCCCTTAGATTATTCTTAATCACTCCAAGTGAAACTAGCTTTTGTAACCTTATGAAAATATATGAGACAGAAAATATATGAGACAGAAAATATATTAAGATTAGTCTAAAAGGGAGTCAATTCCTGAATTTTGCAATGCGTCATCTAAGTATGCTATTTCCTCCATTGAGGAAATCATTCTTTTCCCTTTCTCGATGATATCGCTTACGGAGTTCCATTCGTCGGGAATTGGGATTGCTAAATCTTGTATATGGCGTGGTTGCAAGTGTTGTTGGACAGAACCGAATTCGTCGAGTTTCATAAGGTCCATAGCTGTAGAAGACATGAAATATGCTAATAGGAATGCCCGAATATTATCGTCTTTTACACGCACTCTGATTAGATCATCGCTTATACAATATTTTTCTGCGAGTTTCTTTGTGGCATATGTTACTTTGCCAATGGTTCCTGATCGAGAGATCAATATATCCCCATGTTTTACTTGTAGTGCTTTCATACTTTTTTTCTGGCTTTCTGATGCTTTAGCCATGTCAAGCCACTTGACATTAGTTCTATATTGTTCAAATGCTGCGTTAGCAGTCAAGTATGGATGTGGAGTGGTTGCATCTTTGGGGTTTTCTACAACAATATTTGACGATCTCCAACGAGGTCCTATATAAATTTCTACTTCATGAGATTCAAGTTGGCCTATAGTTGTAACAGACCACCCTTCCTTATTTTCAAAATCGATTATTTTTTTTAATGTCTTATTGAGCCTTGGCGAATGATGTTGGGGGTTTAGGTTTAAGTCTTCTCCTAGAGATTCTTTGTCTATTGTAAAACAAAGTTCTGACTCTTGAAATGTCTCTTCTGTCTTCATAGTGGTGTATCGTTTTGACATCATTGTTAAGTCTTCATCTATTTCTTTTGTCTCTTTGCCTTGGCTGTCTAGTATATATACTGGTGAACCTTTAGAATCTTTTCCAACTCGTTGAGATTGCCCCATAAAAATCTTATAATTTTCTGGCGATTCTTCCTCTCCTTTGAGCTTGCGCAGAAATAAAATGCATGTTCGAACGCCAGTATCAGGTTGGAACGTGTTTTTGTGTAATGTGATAACAGCATCTATTTTGCATTGTTTAAGAATCCATCGACGATATGGCACGTAAGTTTGGTTGTCAAGGATTCCTTTGGGTAAAATGATACCAATCAAGCCTCCTGGTTTAACCCAGTCGATACATCGCTCAAGAAAGAGAAGCTCAGGCGCTTGCTTTCTTAGTATATTAGCATTGTTTTCCAAATTATTTGACTGAGGAAAATCATTATCATGCAAGGAATGTCCTAAACAAAAATTTATTAGGATCTGCTTGTCGGAGATCATTGATTCCTGCTTTTGTCCCGAAAATGGAGGATTTGTCACAATAATATCAGGCCTTTCCCTTCCACATCGAGACTGGATCCAATTATCAAGATCGCTATAATTACCAAGAGAGTTTCCTTTTGTCATGCCAGATTGCCCGTCTCCTGTGAGCAACATGGCTGTTTTTGCAATTTTAACTAGTCTCTTGGAGATTTCTACCAAGAAGACGTTATTTTTAATTTCATCGAGCTGTTTTTCTTTTTGTGTCTTAGATTGATTTTTTGATATTACCTTGCGGCGCAAGTATCTGAAAGCTTCAGTTGCGAAGCCACCGGAACCTCCTGCTGGGTCAAGAACACGGTCCCCAATTTGTGGATCTAACATCGATATAATTGTTTTTACAACGAGTCTGTTCGTAAAGAACTGTCCTTGCTGCCGTTTTAATTTTGAGTGCGTAAATTGTTCGTAGGCAGCTCCCATTACATCCCAATCATCTGCTTGATCATTTAATGCAACGAAGCTATTTTCCTGGATGGTAGACATGGCTTCTACGAGGGTGTCATCACCCACGGAGATTGTTTCATCTTTTTCAAAGACTTCTGGGTATTTTCCTGCATACGTTTTAAACAGGTTTCGTACCTTTTTCGCTGCGGTTTCTCGTCCCTCTCGCCCCTTTTCTGTTGAGTACTGGTCATTAGTTATCCAAAAGCTAGGGTAAACATTACTGTATATCTCGTCTTGTATCTTTGCTAAAAGTATTCGAACCATATCCATAGTGAGGTCTGCATCTGCGTTTTCCATTCCCCGACCATACAATTTATTATGACAAAGAGATAGAGTTTTTCTAATATCACGAGGCCGCTTTAACTCAGAAATTTTTGGAATTTCATCTTGACCCCATGCCTCGCCATAGTGTGGTAATAGAGTTACTTCGTTTAATCTTCCATTTTGATTGTCTTTCTGATAAAAAAGAGTGTTTTCGCCGTTAGTCCAAACTCCTCCCATTGCACTTGTGTTGAATATATAAGAAACGAGTTGGTTGTATCCCTCTGTTACGTTTTTTTGCTTGCATTCTACAATGAAGTTGATTTTCCCCTGATCCCTACTTATGCAAGCTGTTCTATCAAGATAGACAATGATGTCAGCACGAATAGTTGTCTTATTTTTTTTATCAGCGATTTCCTTTGATCCAGATTGAATGCTCACTTCTCTACGTATGACATTTTTAGGATAGTTATAATAATTTATCAATCTACTAATAAATGATTGTCTTACACATTCTTCTGGGGTGTTTTCTAATATGGATTCATCTATAAGATCTATTATTTTGCCATTAGAATCAAACAGAACTCCATTTTTTTCAGAGAGAACATTTGTATTGGCCATGTATGTTATCATTCCTTTTTTGTATTGTATAAAATTAATATATGAAGGTGTCTTTGTTCAAATTTTCTTCCAGCCGTATTTGCATAGCCAGAGGGCTGACTCCGAATATCTGCGCCAGTTGCTTGATGTCGTGCTTGTAGTGGATCGATTGAAGAGCCGTCTTGGGCATTAGGAGTTCCGCCGCGAAGACGTTGGCTGCCTGTTCCTCTCTAGGAACCCATGACTCCGGAGAGTCCAGAGAAAAAGCGGCTTGGTGGCCGAGGACATAGTGTCCCAGTTCGTGAGCCACGGTGAAGCGGCGGCGTTCGTAGGGTAGGGCGGTGGAGACCAGGATGATCTTTCGGTCTCCGTGGATGAAGAGGGTGCCGTCGATGTGTCTGGCTTTACTGTGGCAGATTTCGATCCCCAACTTCCGACAGAGCTTGCTCAGCCGAATGGGGATCATCCGTTCCATTCCGTATTTGCCTAGCAGGGTTCGGGCCATGACCCGGATCCTGGTCCCGTTGTTTGTCATTCAATCCTCCTGCGCTTGGTCTTTGGAACTTACCTCTATCGTCTCCCTATCAGTACTCGTCCGTATGGTCCTCCAGCGTAATCTTGCCCAGTGCCGCTTTGAAGAGCGTCGCCAGGAACTCCCGGTCTTCCGGGGCCAGCCTGGTGACGTTCTTGGCCACGTGGCGGAACTTCAGGACGATGTCCGGATCCTCCGCCGCCAGCATCTTCATCAGAGTCTCGAGGTCTTCCTCGCTCTGTCCCTTCTTTTTCTCCGTTTCCTGCTGCGTTTCTCCGTCCCGGGCCGAAAGGTACCTTCCGTAGGCTTTGATGAGCTTCTGCTTGAGGACGCTGTCCGCCCGATCCTCGTACTTTTCCATCAGTTCGAGGTCTTCCGCCGGGAGATCTATCAATGCGGCGGCCTCGTCCGGCGATAGCCATCGAAGGACCTCCTTGTGGTAGGACACTTCTCTCAAGAACATGTCTAGCTTGGTTGCTCTATTTTTGTCCCTACCTCCGCCACCCCTGACGGTGATACCCCTATTCCCCCGGATCGATCGTAAAGAGCTTCTTCTCTGCCCCTCTGGTAACGATGAGCATGATGGAGGACTTGGCCGCCATCTTATTGGCTAGATAGGTCTTTACGGCCGATGGAGTCATCGACGTGGTCTCTCTCCCGTTGATCTCCGAGAGGACGTCCAGAGCCAATAGCCCACTTTCTTCCGCCAGGCTACCCGGATCTACCGACATGATCTTTATGCCGTCAGCCTCAATCTGATCTTCCAACACAAGGCCCAGAGCTTTTTCTCTTTCGTTGCCTGTCCCGGGTAACTGGTCAACTGCTTCGTTCTGGACTTGCTCTGTGGGTGTTCCGTCCACAGCACTTTTGATCTGCTTGACCAAGGGAACAAGGTGGTCAACGCCTCTCTTCCTGATAATGGCGCCAATTTTCTCCGTTTCGGAGACCATCACCTTGACGTTCCCGTCTCTCTCGATGTAAGCAAAATTAACGTAACAAATTCTGGATGCTGTCCAAAACCCATCGCCAAAGCCTTTGGTGAAAACTGCTTTGTAGGGAGTCACTTCTTCTATAGAGAAGTTCTTGCCTGTCATAATTTCAATAGTCGCATCTTGTACGGTCTGCGTGTTCGTATCATTGACTGTTACGGTGTAAAGAGATGCGGCTGAAACAGCGGTTGCAATACATAGAACAGCGAGCAGTGCAAATAGCAGCTTTTTCATTAGCGTCTACCCCTCCTGATTACGCTTGCCCCTACCCCTGCCGCCACCCCTGGCGATTATTTCCCCCCTGCTATCCTTATAATCTTTTCCCCAAGCAAATAAAGGCCTTCTCCTACAGTTTCGGGAATTGGGATTTCCCATTCGCTAGGCTTATTATCGGAAGCAAGTAATGTGTTGTCAGCTGCATAAGAGGCTCCTATCAAGATCCTGTATTTTTGTGATGATGTATCGACTTGATAGCAGATCCAGTCGTATTTGAGAGGTTTGTCGAATTTATATTTTTTTTGATATTCCTTAGCATATTTGTCGTAGTGCAGTCGTTTCATCCAAAAAGTAGCTATTGCCCCATTAGTTTTTATGGTTTGTGTGTCAAGATAAACTGCGCTCGTGTTAACGGATTCTGCCTTTGGGTATCGAACATATCTTCCAGTTTTGTCGGCGCAAGCTGGGAGAGCCAGACACAATATAAGCAGCCCCAAGCAAAAAGGTAGAAGTTTACGTCTAAAAATAATCAACAGAAACACTCCCTTTGTTCGACTCAA